GACGAATTATTTAAGGGGTAGATTATGGCAGGCGCAGGTAATGTACAAACACAACAACCATTTAATGTAAATACTGCATCTGCACAAGGTTTACAAGGTGCTATGGGTGGCACAGCAATGGGAATGGGTTACAACCCACAGCAAGTTCAAGCAGGTCAAGTAGCAAACACAAACCTACAACAATATCAAAATCCATATACACAACAAGTTATTGATGCTCAGGCACAAGATGTATTAAGAAACGCACAGATTGGACTTAACCAACTTGGCACACAAGCGCAAAGAGCAGGTGCATTCGGTGGTTCAAGACATGGTGTTGCAATGGGTGAAATCGGCAGAGGTGTTGCACAGACATTAGGTCAGCAGTCAGCACAGTTAAGACAAGCAGGTTTCCAGAATGCACAACAAATGGCACAACAAGATATTGCTAATAGAATGCAAGCAGATTTAGCAAACCAACAAGCAGGACTTAGTGGTGCGCAAATGAGATTAGGTGCATCAGCACAGATGGGTGACTTAGCAAATTTAGGTTTTGGCATGGGTCAAACTATCAACCAGAATATGATGCAACAAGGTGCAATGCAAAGAGCGCTTAATCAACAACTTATTGATGTTGCTCAACAGCGTTATGCAGAGCGTATGGGATTACCTCAGCAAACTATTGGTTATGTATCACAAGCACTAGGTGCGTCACCAATACCACAATCACAAATTACAACTAAGCAACCAGGATTGTTTGATTACCTCACACTTGGTACAACTGCTTATGGTTATAAACAGTCAGATATTAGACTTAAGAAAGACCTTGAGAAAGTAGGCAAACTGAAGAATGGTCTAAATATTTATAAGTGGAAGTGGATAGAAGGTGCTGAGAAACTAGGAACTAAAGTCAATCTTAAGATGACTATGGGTGTTATAGCACAAGAAGTACAGAAACTTAAACCAGAAGCGGTGGCAGTTGACGCAAATGGTTACTTAATGGTAGATTACGGAGCAATCTAAATGATTTTAGACCCTTTAAAAGTAGTTCCAATGGCAGACTATGGTAAGGGTGTAAGTACCTCTGGTGTGTCTTTTGGTATGCCTAAAAACAAAAAAGACGAAGAAGACGAAGAAGACAAAAAAGAATCAGGTGGTTTTTTAAATTCACTAAACAATCTTTTTGAACCACAAGATACAACCAAACAAGTTGTGAAGAATCAAGTTCCACAAGACTCATCTTCATTTAAGGATTATGCAGTAGCAGATGTTATAGACCCTGCAACATATACTGGTGACTTTAATGCACCTGGTGGAATACTAGATACTATTCTTAGTTTTACTGTTCCAGGATACTCAATTCTTAGAAACCTTAAAGCAATGGAAGACCCTGACAAGTACGGAAAAGGTACTATGGTGGGAATGATGCGTGGTTATGGTGACAAGAAAGGTTTGTTAGATGGCAACCCATTTAGTGGTTGGTTTGGTGGTTCTTCTACACCTAATGCACCTAGTTATGGAAACGCACAGCGTGCTTATGGTGGTTACAACTACGCACCTACTGGTTATGGTACTTATGGTACTCAAGCATATAACAATTTAGGATTTGGTCAAGCAAACTCTTTTGCAGATGACACAGCATACACTAATGACGGAAACATGGACTGGGGCAGTATGACAGAAGCAGAAGCGTCATCATGGGATGAAATAGGATAAATTATGGCAAGCGATAGATTATTAAGCATACTAGGTCTGATTGGAGACCAAATGTTCAAAGAAAAAGATGTTCCAGTCATTGATAAAAGCAGATACATGATGAATGGTAATGCTAGTATTAATCCAGTAAACGAATATGTTTATGGTGAAATGCCAGGCACACCACTTAGAGGTACACAATTCTCAGGTTTGGCACAACAATATGGTGATAGAAATTTAAGAAGAGACCCTCTTCAAACTGCTCCAATGTCAAGAGAACTTGAGCAAAACACTATGGAGCAAGATATTGTCGATAGAGCAAGTTTATTAAATATGCCGTATCAACCTATGTCTGAGTTTGATAGAGCAGAATATCAGAACGCTAAGATGTTTTCTGAGGGTGGTTTTGCAGAAAATATTGCTAATCCTTACAAAGTAGATGCAGGTGTTACATTTAACCCAGAAAGCAACGAAAAGAAACTACAGCAAATGGATGCTAATAGTGCAATTCAAAACCTAGGATATATGACTCCAGGTCAAATGGATAATCAAAGAGCGTCTATGTCACTTAATAGTGTTGCAAATGCAGAAGTCCCTAATGAACTAAAAGAAATAACTGGTACTGTATCTGGTGACCAAGAAATTATTAGTGGTGTTGGTAAGTTTGACCAAATTGATACTGGCGGTGATGGCAAATCAGACAAAACAAAATTAAAAGAAGGAAACAAGACTTATAACTCATTTATGGATGAAGTCAAAGGTTGGTTTGGTAGTGAAAAGAACATGTTAGGTCTAGCGTTAGCATTTAATAGTATGAGACTTAACCCAGACCAAGCACTAGCAACTGTTATTGGTAAAAGATTAGAAAATCTTAACGAAAGCAAAGTTACCAGAGAAGCAGTATTGCAGATGGCACAAAACATGCTACAAACTGAAAGAAGAAATGGTAACCAAACTGAAGTAGCAAGAATACAATCTATTATTATGGGTCTAAATAATGGTTCTGACCCAACAGATATGCAAAAAGAGTTACTTAAGCGTGACCCTTACAAAGCAGAAAACGAGTTTAGAAAAGCAAACGCAGTAAACTGGTACAAAGAGATGGATGGCACTTATAAAGGTGCAGAACAAGCAGTAAAAGCGTTGAGAAAATTAAAACAAGTTGAATCAATATTAGAAAAAGACAATACTGTAAATGCAGGTATGTTTGGTTCAATTAAACAACAAATCCAGAAGTTTGGTTCTGCTGTATTTGGAGATGCAGGCGCTACTGAGTCAGCAACTGATACAGAACTTATTGAAGCATTATTAGGTTCAGATGTTTTTGCTATGTTAAAACCACTAGGAATTGGCGCTAGAGGTCTTGATACACCTGCTGAAAGAGATTTCTTGATTAAGGTATTTACTGGTCAGTTAGGTAATGAAATAGAAACAATTAAAGCAATGACCGAATTAAGAAGACAAATCTTTGAAGATACTATTAAAGACCACAATCAAAAAGTAGAATCAGGTTACTATGATGATATGAAGGTATTTAGAAGAGATATTAAGAAGTTTGATATAGAACCTTATGAGTACAAATATCTACCGACTATTAGAAATAGATTTAACTCTACTGGCACATCTATACAAGGCACTAGAGTGATTAATAATAATGCAAATCCACCTAAAGACCAAAAGAGAAATGCAATAAGTGGAGACGCACTAGGATAAAAATATGGCAAAGACAGTAACACTACCAGACGGCACAACAAGGGAATATCCAATAACAGTTGAAATGATGGATGGCAGACAAGTCACCTTTGACGAGGATTATGACTTAGATGCAATGCGTAAATATCGTGATACTTACAATGCAAAGATAAAAGAAGGTACATTCACTAGACCAGGCGAATCAGCAACTGAACCAGAAGATGTTTCTACAGCAGGTTTAGAAATGAGAACACCAGAAGGCGCTAATATGTTTTTGCGTAATTTAGCACAGATACCTACAGCAGGTTTTGCAGATGAATTAGAAGCAGGATTTAAGTCTGGAGCGCAATCAATGGGTTATGGTATGGGTATGGCAGACCAACCTGGTGATTACATGACCGAAAAAGCACAATTACAAGGTCAGCAAAGAGCATACGAACAAACAGTAGGTGGTTCAGCAGGCGGTGAGCAAACATTTGGTTCATTGTATGCGCCAACATCATTAATGACACCTTCTAAAGGTTTTGGTGAAACTATGGCAAGGGCATTTGGTGGTGGTTTTGGTCTAGGTGTTGGTATGTCAGACGAAAATGAATTTATGAGTGGTCTTGAAGGTGGTGCAATGTCAAGCGCAATGACACTACCTGGTTATTTATTATTTTCAGGTTTTAGCAAGATTAAACAACTTAATGATAGAGCGAAAAATGTTAAGGCAGAAATTAAAGAGATTGACGACCAAGTTACGCTTGCATATAGAAATGCTAATGAAAGCGGTGAAAACATAACTAATCAAGAAGCACAGTCAATTATTAATCAAATCAAAGGCGATATAAGGTCTCAAACAGATGATTCAATGACTTTCGCTAATGGTACTATTCAATACTTAGATAACAGATTAAATAAATACAAAGAGTCTAATTCTAATATGGAATGGGAAGATTTAGACCAAATTAGAAAAGATTTATGGACTAGATGGAAAAGTGCTAGTAAAAACAATAGGTATGAAGATGCTAACGCTATTGTAGATTCAATTAGAAACCTAGATAGATACATTGATGCAGTTCCTAACAAGGGAGCGCAGTTTGCATTAGCAAGAAATCTATGGAAACAAAAGCAACAAGCAACTATTTTAGATAATATGCTTGAAAGGTCTAAGAGAAGAACAGCAGTAACTGGTTCTGGTGGAAACCAAGCAAATAACACAGTTAAAGTTATAGAAAAAATACTAAACGATGATAAGTTAAATCAGTTCTATACTGCTGAACAACTTAAAGCAATGGATACTGTTATTAAAAACTTTGGTAGTGCAAAACTATCAAGAGCATTATCTAAACTAGACCCAAGCGGTAATGCGTTAATGTTATTTTTACAAGCATACGGAGCAATGGCGATTGACCCAACAGTTCTAGGTAGCGCTATCGTAGGTAATTACATGAATCGTAGAGTAAATAAAATGGTTCAACAAGACATGGACAAATTATTCTATGAAGATATACTTAAGAAAGACCCAGTTAAAGCAAAACCAGGTAATATTCCTACTACAATAGGTGTTACACAATCAGCAGAAGGACAACCAGGTGAACAAGGTATCATGGACTTATTAGGCGTACAACAAGGTTATAACTTTGCACCATAAGGAATTTATATGGCAACACCAGAAAAATTAGACGAAGGACAGATTCAAAACATAGTAAGTAATGCAGTAGCAGATGCTATTGACTTTATTGAGTCTGAAATTGTTAGTGATAGATTAAAAGCACAGCGTTATTTTGATGGTGAAGTAGATATTGGCGAAGAAGAAGGTCGCTCAAAAATTGTTGCCACTAAAGTAAGAGACACAGTAAGACAAATCAAACCTTCGCTTATGAGGGTTTTTCTTTCTACAGAAAACGCAGTAGAGTATGTGCCAAATAATGCTGACGATGTTCAGATGGCAGAACAAGCAACAAAGTTTGCTAATTACATGTTTCAAAAGAACGATGGATACAGAAGACTTAATGATGCGTTTCATGATGCGCTAGTCAAGAAGACTGGAATATTAAAAATTTACTGGGATGACTACGATACTGGAAAGATTGTAGATTATTCTAACTTAACTGATGAAGAACTTGCTTATATTGTTGAAGATGAAGATGTGCAAGTATTAGAGCAATCATCTAAAGTTGAGATGGAGATTGATGAGTTCGGTATGGAAGTTCAATCACCTAGACATACACTAAAGGTTATCCACAAGAAAGAATCTGGCAAACTTTGCATTGAGTCAGTACCGCCAGAAGAGTTTTATGTAGACAGAAACGCTAAATCTATTGATGATGCTTATGTAGTAGCACACAAGCGTGAATTAACTGTTGGTGAGTTAGTAGCAATGGGTTATGACTTTGAAACAGTATCAGAATTAACTGGTTCTTCTACAGATGACACTTTCTCAGATGCAGAACAGTTTGAGCGTACTGGTTACTCAGAGCAACAAGAAGACGAAAGATTTGACCCGTCTATGAGACTTATTGAAGTAACAGAAGCATATATGAAGATAGATGTATATGGTACTGGTACACCAATCATGCACAGAATTTTAATGGGTGGTGGTCGTGATGAGATTATTGACTACGAACCTTGGGGTACATTACCTTTTGCAGTATTTGAAGTAGACCCAGAACCACATGCGTTCTTTGGTCGTTCTATTTCAGACCTAATTATGAATGACCAGGATAGTTCTACAGCAATGCTTAGAGGTATTCTTGATAATGTTGCATTGACTAACAACCCATCTATTGATGTAGTAGAAGGTCAAGTAAACATAGATGATGTCTTAAACAACGAAATTGGCGCTATTAGACGAATTAAGTCGCCAGGTGCTATATCAGTAAACCCAGTACCTTTCGTAGCAGGACAGACACTTTCTGCGGTTCAATACATGGATTTACAGACTGAAGGTAAGACTGGTGTAAGTAAAGCATCAATGGGACTAGACCCAGAGGCATTATCTAATCAAACTGCTACTGGTGCGCAACTAACAGCACAAGCAGGTGCAGGTCAAATAGAAGTCATGGCAAGAAACCTTGCTGAAGGCGGAATGAGACAAATGTTCAGACTAATTCTTGAATTGTTAGTAGAGAATAGTTGTGAAGAAACAATGATGAGACTAAACGGCATGTATGTTCCTATTGACCCACGCTCATGGAACGCAGAGATGGATGTTACAGTCAATGTTGGCATTGGTATGGGCAGAGAAGAGCAGAAACACATTGCTCTTAACCAAGCATTACAGACACAAATGGCAATTTACCAACAATATGGCGCTCAGAATGGTTTAGTATCACTTACACAGATTCGTAACACTCTTGGCGATATTCTTGCTCTTAATGGCGTAAGAAACGCTGATAGATACTTCACACCTCTAACTCCAGAGATTGAAGCACAATTAATACAGCAACAAATGATGATGGCGCAACAAAATCAACCACAAGACCCGAATGTGGCACTAGCGCAAGCACAAATTGAAGTA